CTGATTGGCATACTTGGATGCTGTTCCTTCATAGGATCGTTTGCAATAGCGTCAGCTCGTTCTTGAGTTCTTTTTGCAAAGTAATCTTCACGAGACTTAGCGATCTCTTCAGGTACCCTAGACAGCACTAGGCCGCCAACTCCGATTACTCCTGCGTATTTGCCGTCTTTAATGACTGGATAATTAGCCTCAGGGTATTCATCAGATCTAACTAATTCATAACCTGATCTCATTCTGCCTGTGATATTTTTAGTATCGTCAAAGCCTAATGATTCAGCTCTTATCCATCTGTGTCTAAAGCCTTGCGGCGCAGGTGGTGCATCAAGAGATGATGGTGGAGTCCAAACTTTAGGTCTATCTGTTTTAGCCCTAGTTTCGCTCGCACGGGAAGTCTTAATTGTATCGTTTTCGTTTACCATATGCCTATACCTCCTTCGTGGTTAAATGTTTCGCATATTCTTCAAGTGGCACACCTAATCTTTTAGCAATTGCTACCTGTGATGGTGTGAGCCTCACAGTTTTTTTGCGCCCTGATTGGCTAGGACGATTAGCCGAAGCTACATTCTGTACAGGTTTAACTGTATTTTCTGTAGATACTGTTTCCTTTGTAGCAAATTTGTGCGGAAATTCAAGTCTTATTCTTTTATCAATTTCTGCATAATATTCGTCACTTCTAGGATCCATTCCCTCTTCTTCTACAAGCTTTTTATGCATATCAAATGCAGTATAAGTCATAGCAGAATCATTACCAAACCAACTGTTTCTAGAAGCCCAATCTTCAGCTTTAGGGTCAGTTTGTGGTGTTTGAGCAAATTGTTGTTGCGGATTAATTGTAACTTCTTTTTGCTGTTTAGGTAATTCTTGAGAAGATTTAATAGAATTTAATCTAGCTGCTTCCATAGTTAACTGTGCAATTTGTTCTTGCGCAGAAACTTGAGCATCTATATCTCCTGCATTAATAGCAGATCTTAAAGCTATCTTTACATTATCTAAACTAGATTTAACTCTATTTTCAAATTCAGAAACATATCTCTGATCTGTTTTAAGTATTCTAGATTCAATTTGTTCTTTTTCTGCTTTAACAGAATTAGCAAAATGAATAGCTTCTTCTCTTTGTCTTTCAGCTTCTCTAATCTTATGAGTTAGTTTAGCAATACGCTTTTTAACACTTTCGCTATATTCTTCTAAACCATCTTTTTTAGAATCAACTTTTTTCTCTTCTACTTTATCTTCAACAACAGGTTTTTCTGGCTCTTGTTGAACCTCTATCTTCTCTTCTTTTTTCTCTTCTGCAACGGCTTTCGCTTGCTCGTTGTTTCCTAATTCAACATCAGCGCCTTCAGTTTCGCCGACATCGATCATTGGATCGTTCTTTGGTTTTTTATCTTCTATTGGCATAGTGCCTCCTATGTTTAAATGTGATGAAGAACATCTTCAGGATTTTTAATAATCCCAAGTACTTCGTCATCGTTTAGTAGTCGCACTTCTCCACCCTCTATTGGTAATCTTGAACCCGCATAACGAGCAAAAATCACCCAATCTCCTTTTTTACACCATGGTCCTGTAGGGTATCTTTCTTTATCGTGATACGCTAATGGTCCAATTTTTAATACATAACCACAGTTAGTAGCTATTCTTAATTTATCTAATGATTCTTGTGCAAATATAATTCCACCTTTAGTTTTATCTTTAGGTGTAAATGGTAATACTAATAATCTCCAACCGCTTGGTGTTGGCAAACTATCAATTAAAGATTCTGAAATGTTTTCAGCTCTTACAGTTTTATCTTCTATTTTTTTATTTTCTTCTTGATATTTTTCTTCAAGACCTAGAACGGTCTTTGGTATTTCTTTAGACTGAACATCAGTCGAGTTTAATAACGTTTCCTTGCTCATTGTCCTTTAGCTCCTTTTTGTTTAGCAGGTTAGAGATTTCCTGTAATAAAAATTCGTATGTACGAATTTGTCCAAGTATATACTTGTAATCTGGCATATTGTCAACACCACCAGAAGTCACGATAGCAGTTAGATTTTTTAACTGTTCTTTCATAAATCGCTGTAATTTAGAAGCGATATCAACTGTTTCCATTCTCTTCTCCTTTTATTGTTTATATTAACAATTCCACTTACGTAGAGATTTATTAATTCTTGAATCTGGGTCTCTTGCAGTTTTGGCTGAAGTTAATTTAGCTTTCATCCCTTTCATTCTACTACAGAATGACTTTCTTCTATTTGCTGATTTTGAACCTTTTTTTAATTTACTAGGTTTTGTTGTAACCGCCAAAGATAATTTTGAACCTGGATGTTGACTTCTATAAGAAGCTATACCTTTTTTATTTAAGCCACCTTCTGGATTTTTTCCTTCTTTTCTTTGCCATGCTGGAGTTGATCCACCGTTTGCTTTTTGAATTCTAGCTGCTCCACAACCTCTTGTATGAATTCCTAGTCCAGCCATTATTTTGGAAAACCTTTTTTCATATTAGCATAGGCTTTTTTAGAAATAGTAGATTTAGATTTAGGACGACTTATACCTAATTTTTTTCTTCTATTTATATTTGCCCAAAGACCTGGTTTAGCAGAACCACCTTTTTTAAAAACTCCTCTTCCTTTTAAAACATCAGCTCTAGTAACTTTACCATCACCTGTTAAATCAGGAAATGATCCATCTTTAAAACCAGTTCTTGCATCAATAACTTTTGCAATACCAGTTCCTCTTAATTGTTTTCCAAGTCCAGCCATTAGCAATATTTAGTTGTTTTAGTTCTCATAATTTTACCTTGTCCTCTAGAAACTATTCCACCACTATTAAATGCTGGTGCAGATGCGTCAGCCATTGTTGTAGTTGATGACATATCAGGAGCCATGTCCATAGTTGGAGCAGACATACTAGCAGACATATTACTTGATAAATTTTTAGGAACCTTAACTTTAGTTCCCTTAACTGTAATTGGTTTTTTTCTTCTATCTGTAAATAAAGGTTTATTTAATTTTTTCATTTTTTTAATCCTTTTAAAGTTATAGCAAGCCTCGCTCTTTTACCAGTAATACCTGATTTTTTTGCAGCAGCTGATAGTTTAGAAGCTGGTATTTTTTGTCCTGCTTTAACACCTAAAGTTTTTCTAAGTGAACCTGGTTTTTTAATTGCACCTTGAATCCAATTAGTTGAACCACCCTTTTTCATATGAAGTTCTTTTGATTTAGCTAAAGATTTATATTTGCCCATGGATTCCAAAAAAGAACCAATCCTAGCAAACCCACCTTTTTTAAAACCTTCTCTAACAGAAGATACACCAGGTCTTGCTATTCCAGATCCTTTTAATTGTTTTCCAATTCCAGACATTATTTTTTCTTTTTAGCTTTTCCGCCTTTTTTCATTGGCTCAGAAGTTTCCATTTTAGCATATTGTTTTGGTGACATTTTTCCAGATTTAATAGACTTAGCTTCTTTAGCTAAACTTTTTAATTCTTCGCCTTTATGATTTTCAGATTTTTCACCTTTAACAAATCCTTTAGTTGATATTTTTCCAGATTTAAGTTGTTTAGCTTCTGCTAATTCTTCGCCATAAGTTTCTTTTCCACCAAAAGCTTTTCCGCCTTTAGCTAAAGCAGCTCCCATTCCTCTTTCAGCTATTCCGCCGCCTCTAAGTGCTGCTCCTAATCCTCTAAGTGCAACTCCACCGCCTCTAAATTCTGATCTTGGTCTTATTTTGTAATCGTTTCTCATGTTTTACTCCTTGTTATTATTTGTTGTTTTGTTGGCCATACTTCGAGCTATAGACTCGCCGGATCGTCCTACTACATATCCACCAAGACCTATTTGTAACAATGTCCAAACATCGCCTGGTAATTCAAATGTAATAACCGTTCCTATCATTAATCTTATAACAGGTCCAAGAATATAATTCCATACCAATATAAAGATTAATACATACATTAAAAGGGGTCTCCAACTTGCTGTGAACCAGCCTGCTTTAGCTTCTGCTTCAACAATAGATGCTGCCGCTTTTAATTCTTCTGTACTAGATTGTAATAATTGCTGATTAAGTTGTGCTTTTAATTTCTCTTGAAGATCTTTATCGGGTACAGATTTTTCAATCGTACTAAATAATATTTTAGCTAAAGGTGCGATAGCTCCAAGCATTGGTAACATACTAGTACCATTCAGCTTTAGATTTTTTCTCTGGTAACATTCTGCTTTGACCTTTTACTTGTACACTTTGTGTTTCCATTTTATTTGTAACTTCAACATCAATACCACCTTTTTTATAGCCATCAGAATTTAAAAATTTATTATGGTCTCCAACTTGTGTGCCGTAAGCAGAAGTTGAATCTTCATTGCCTTTAACCATTCCGCCTTTTGCGTAACCTTTTTTAGACATGTTTGCCTCCGATAATGCGATCGCAATCGCTTGTTTTCTATTTTTAACAACTGGACCTTTTTTACTTCCAGAATGTAATTCACCAGCTTTAAATTCGTGCATTACTTTTTGGACTTTATTAGGTTTCTTTTGCATTGTTAATCCTTAATTAATTGTTTTTTATATACTAATATCTAAAAGACTACAATATCTGTTATTCAGATGTTTGTATTCTAGTGTTCTGCATGCCTTGTTTAGCAAGATCTACGCCTATTTTTAACTTAGCTAAGTCATCTGTTTGAGCAATCTTTTCATCAGATACTTGTCTATTAGATATGATTTTAAGCTTATCTAGGTTATTTCTATCTTCAGCTTCTTTTTTCTTACGTTCATTTTCAAGAGCTTTAAGATCTATTTCTCTAGATTTAAGTTTAACTAATGGGTCATTATCCATTCCAGTATTAATCTTATTTTCTTCTTCCATGTAATCTTTAGTCATCTCAGCAATCAAAATTGATTTTCTAGATTCAATTTTCTCCATTAAATTTTTCATTTGTAATTGAAGCTGAGGTGCCATTTGTGGATTAGCTTGTGCTTGTTGTTGTAACATTGGTAATTGTTTTATCTCATTAGAAAATTCTAATTGAATATGTTCTTGAGCCATTAAAGAAATATGTTCTAAAATATTTTTTTGAATTACAGACATTGCCATAGGATTATTTTTAACCATGTTTAAACCCATAAAGTTTAAATGCGCTTCAATGTGTGCTTTATGATCTTGTCCTGTAAATGCTTGAAACTGTCCGCCTGACATTGAAGTAATATGTTCAATAGAAGGATCCATTGGTTTAGGTGCTTGTGGTGGAGGTAATATTAAATCAATATTCTTAACTCCAATCGCTTCATACATTGTTCTGTAAACTTGATATAAGTTATGCATTTGCGGATTAGACATTGCAAGTTGCATTTCAGTTTGTGCTAAATTAATTCTTTGTGTTTGTGAAAATATATTTGGATCAGCAACTGGAAGAATATCTACCTTATCATCAAAGTCAGCAGCTTTAATTTGTCTAGTTCCGCCTACTACATCGTATGGATATACCGGTGGTAAATAAGTTGAAAATACTTTTGCTAATAATTCAAATTCATTTTTAAGTCCTGCATACAATCTTTTATGTATTGCTGACATCACTCGCGATCCGCGTTCCAGCAACGCCATCGTCGTTCCAACAGCCGCTTGTTGATTACCGTCGCCCACTTGCATATCAGCGATGGACGCGAAGCGTTGACCTGCTTGAACTACAATACCCATTAGTTGTAATAGAGTCGCGGATGGTTCTTTAAATGGAAGAGGCATAAATGCATCTCTTAAATTTCCACCTGGCGCATCTACATCTCTAAACTCACCTGGTTGAATTGGTTGTGCATCATCTCTAACCCTAATACCTCTCATCTTAAATCCAGATGGTAAGTTAGATAAAGTTCCTGCATCTAATAATTGTCTAAGAGCTTGTGTAGCAGTTCTTGATAAACCACCAATCATATGAATTAAACCAAATCCATAGAAACCTAAACCAGGTAAAAATTTAAAATGTACAAAGTAATTAATTTTTTTCTTTAATGTATCACCTGCTTTATAGTTACGTCTAATAGCTAATACTTCTCTTGATGATTCTTCAATCGTTACAACGTACGGAAGTTTAATTCCTGTGGGCTCACCATTTTGATCTTTATCTTCAAAACCTTCTATATCTAAATTAACATGACATTCTAGTAATGTGAAAACATCTGCTTGTTTAGAAACTCTAATACCTTGTAATTCTAATTGTTTTTTTTCAATTTCATTTTGTTGTAATGGGGGTTCACCTAAATCAACGTCTTTATAAAATCCTGATACTTGTTGTTTCTTTAAATCGTTTTCAGATATTCTTAAAACATGAATAATAGCTTCAGCATCTTCTAATGAAGTTGCAGTATAAGGTACGATTAAATCATCTGCTGGAATAAACTTAGATACAGCTCTTCCTAACATTGCATCGTAATAAACTTTTTTAAATGTAGATCCTGATAATGGTAAATAGAATAACATCTGATCAAATTCAGGTTCGTATTCTTTCATAACATTCATAATCTGATAGTTCATAAAATCTCTAACTCTTTCAGATTGTTCTTCTTTGCTACGATCTATAACACCAACGATTTGAGTTCTAACGGGACCATCTGCTGGTAATAATTCTTTATAAGCTTGTGATTGAAATTGAGTTACTGATTCTGCAAGAACAGGATGAGTTACACCTGATGCATTTCTAAATGGTTGTGTTCTTGTTTTATAATTAAATCCTAAAAGATCTAAACCTGTTGTGTAAGTTTTTTCCCAATCTTGTCTTGATGATTTATAATCTGTATATTGTTCTTGAAGTTCTGAACCAATTTCTCCAAGGATACTATCGTCTAAATGTTCTGCTA